AAGTTTAGAAATGAAGATCACAGGTACTTTGTAGTATTACCATTTAAGGCAATAAAAGATAAGAAGGTAACCAACGGGAATATAAGAGTGTTAGCAATCTTAGCAGCTTATTGTAACAAACAAGGTTTCTCTATTGTAGGGATTCGTACCTTAGCAAAAGATTTAGGTTGTAATCCATCTAATATCCAATACCATCTTAAAAAACTAGAAGCACTAAAGTATGTAGAATCAAGACCTCGATCTGCTTATCCTGGCATTCGTGGTAACTTAAGGCGTATTGTTTATGACAATCGTGTGAAGTGGGACGATGTTAAAGAATACATGTTGGATAATGAAGACATAAAACATATACTGAATGTTAATCGTATAGATAACTACCAGGAGAAGTAATATGTTTGAGTATTGTTTAGTCGTGTGGGTCACGATGGAAGATCCACAATATATAGGAAACTTTATTAGTTGTGCCGTAGCCAATAATTATGTAGCTGAGTATTATGCTGATGCACCATATACGTCTTGTCTACATGAAGATTATATTATGTTGCCAGAAGGATTTATTAAGAAAGAAGTGAGATATGATTGAACTATTAACTATACCAGATAAAGAATATCAACAGTTAAATACAAAATTAGAAGAATATAAAGCTAAACGTAAAGAATTAGAAGAAGCATATAAAGCAAGGTCAAAAGATTTAACAAAAGAGATACATGCAATCGAGGATCGTATTAAAAGAGATAAAAGAATTAGAGAGCGTCGTGGTCCAGAATACATGCAATACAGAAATAAACAAATGTTTGAGATGCATAAGAATGGCACAAGCTATGAAGATTTAGCTCAAGAGTTTAAGATTTCTAAATTAACAGTGAAGAATATTATAGAGCGACAGATAAGATTTATTAACATTATAAAACTCAAAGAGCATCTGAAGAAAACTGAAGGTATAGTTAATGACACTTTACCGATTGAAGTATTAATGTGGCATGCAAGTCGAGAAATGACAGCATTAAATAGACATAACATAAAAACAGTAGGGGACTATTATAAACTAAAAGATAAAGTCCAGTTAAAGAATAGTGTCATAGATGCTGTAGAACATGAAATAGAATGGGCATCAAAAAGATACTTCAATGATTTAAAAAGAAAGGCAAGAGGTGACTTTTATTATGGCAAATACTGATGGAGTAGGACCAGGTGGCAAAGGTGACAAACAACGTCCTACAGACAGAAAGAAGTTTGAAGAGAACTTTGAGCGCATCTTTGGGAAGAAAAAGAAATGACGATGCGTGAAATGTACATGATGCTATGTAAAGAGTTTAATGATGGGAAGTATTTAGAATATAAATATACAAGGCATGATGGATATTGGAAGATGACTAAGGGTTGGGACAACACACCATATAAAGTCATGACTGCCAAACAGTATTTACACTTATGTCAAATGATTCGAGAGGATAAGGAATTATTAGACAAGCGTAAAGAGGTGAAGAAAAGAGGTAGAAAGAAAAAAGTACACACTAAATACGTAGGAGATTTATATGAATAAGGAATTTAAAGAGCAAAAATTAATCGGTCAGTATTTTCATACATACGAACTAGATGATTCAACAGGTCGATTAGAAGTATATAACCAAGGATGTATAGAAGGTAATGTGACTGATGAAGTGTATATTTGTCAATTGTTTTCTTTTATAGACGGGTCAGAAACAAACAGTATTGTGGTTCATGTAAACAATATGAAAGATTGGCGTTTCTATAAAACAAAAGAAGATATGCAAGACCACTATAATGAGTATTGGCTTGGTTATCAAAGTAGATTAGAAGAATCAAGAAGATTATTGGAGAACTCATAATGACTGATTTAAAACCTTTTTTAGTAAGATTAACTCCGGAAAGTGTTGAATTGTTAGCCAAAGCTAGTAAAGAATTAGAAAAGAATAAAGCAAGGCTAATTAATGAAGCAATTAAAGCACAGTACGGAAAATGAACCCAAGCGTTAGACTAGAGCTACCTTACCCACCAAGCGTGAATAACTATTGGAGGGCCAATGGACACCGTAGGTATATTAGTCCAGAGGGGCAACAGTTTACGAAAGAGGTATCTCTTATAGTCAAAAATTCAAAAATTGCGACTTTCGGAGATAAAAGAGTAGCAATAAATATAATGATTCATCCGAGATCTAAACGTAAGTTTGACTTGGATAATACACTGAAGGCAATCCTAGATGCATTGATGAAGGCTGGTGTGTATGACGATGATAGTCAAATTGACTACATTGAGATTGCTAGAGGCGAGCAAGTTGACGGTGGTAAAGCCGTTGTTTATTTATATGAAAACTAAGGAGATGTATATGAACACAATTAAAAACTTAACTATTGAAGATAGAGGCATTGGGCATAAAGTTGATCTCAATCTACGTAAAGAGATTAGTCCTGAAGCACAAGCAAAAGTGCATCATTTAATTAATGCTCTTATTGATATGGTCAATGAAATTGTAAATTCACAATCAGAAAATAAGGAGTTACACTAATGGCTGAAAATAAATACGAACCAAAACCTGGTAATGGTAGTGCTTGGGTCAATGATAGAAAGACTGAAGATTGGCATGCAGATTATCGTGGTAAAATTTTATTACCTGATGGTAGTGAACATTGGGTAGATGTGTGGGACAAACAAAAGGCAAATGGAGAAGGCTTTCGCACAATCCGAATTGGTAATCCTGTGGCGCAGTCCAACACGAGTGAAGCACCAGTACGTCATTCGCAGCCAACGGCTCCGGTTATGGCTGAATCCATTAACGAAATGGAAGACGATTTACCCTTTTAATGACTGAGACTAAAAATAAAAGTAAACCCATTCCTAGCCTTGCTGGCTATGGTGGGGTGCGTAAACTACAAAAAAGTTTAGAACGCAGTAATACTTTAGCTGCCAATAGAGAGGCTGTAGCTTACAGTCTTCTCTGTATGGCAAATACTAAACTGTCAGACATTATGGAGTGGGATGAGAATGGCAATGTCAAAGTCAAAGCGAGTAAAGACATTCCAGAACATGCGATGCAAGCAATCAAGCGCATCAAGACGAATCCTAAGACTGGTGAGATTGAAATCGAACTATGGGATAAAGTCCAAACCTTACGATTGTTAGCTAAAGCAAGTGGGTTACTAGACAATCCTGATGAGTCAGACAAACCATCAGTGATTGGTATTAATGTTAAAGCACCTGAGATTTTAGACAATGAATGATAACGTCAATCGACCCAAGCATTACACACAAGGTAAAGTGGAATGCATTGATGCTATCGAGTCGGCAACCATGGGTCTGGTGGGGATAATTGCAGTTTGTGTAGCAAATGTAATTAAGTACGTGTGGCGATTTGCTTTAAAGAATGGCGTGGAAGATTTAGATAAAGCAGATTATTACTTACAAAAACTTCGCAAGAAAGTGAGGGAACGTGATGGACATCAAATCAATGATTGAACAATTACGTGAAGAGTTCGCTATGGCACATCTGAATAATACCCGGGTCATGGAGATTATAGATACGTTATGGAAAGAGAATCAAGAACTCAAGCGATTGGCAACAATGAAGTTCAAAGACATAGACGATGAGCAATAAAAAAGAACGTGGTAATAAGTCTTTAGCTGGCCCTGGTATTGATCTAGATTTCAGTACCAGTCCAGAAGTTTATAAGTTTCTACAAAGCAATAAATTTGTGCGTGGATTGATGGGGCCAGTGGGGTCGGGTAAATCCTATGCCTGTGCTGCAGAGATCATGATGCGTGCCGTTAGGCAAAAGCCATCCCCTGTCGATGGTATACGTTACACTCGTTTTGTTATTGTACGTAATTCTTACCCAGAACTCAAGACAACAACGATAAAAACTTGGCAAGAGTTGTTTCCTGAGAATACTTTTGGTCCGATGTTATATACACCTCCAATCACTCATCACATTCGCCTCCCGTCCCGTGGCGATGCTGCGGGTATTGACTGTGAAGTGATTTTCCTAGCATTGGACCAACCTAAAGATGTCCGTAAACTACTCTCCTTAGAATTGACCGGAGCATGGGTCAATGAAGCTCGTGAACTACCTAAAGCAGTGATTGACGGACTCACTCACCGTGTGGGTCGCTATCCGACTCAAAAAGATGGTGGCCCAACATGGCATGGTGTGTGGATGGATACTAACCCTATGGATGATGACCATTGGTGGTTTAGATTATCAGAAAAAGAAAAACTGACAGGTAAATACGGTTGGGACTTTTTTAAACAACCAGGAGGCGTGATTGAAGTTGAGAATGAAGATCTGCCTGATAACCCTGAAGCCAATGATCATATCTTTGCTGGGGGTCGTTGGTGGAAAATCAATCCTAAAGCAGAGAATGTAAAAAACTTACCAAGTGGTTACTACATGCAGATGTTAGGGGGTAAGAATCTAGATTGGATACGTTGCTACGC